GGTTGTACGTCCCGAAGTCCGAGTACAGTTCCTGTGACGTGTCGATGATGTCCGTGAGGTCGTCGAGGTCTTTTCGGAAGATGATGGCTCTGAAGTTCGGGTTGGTGATATCGAAGAGCGCCTGCATGAGCAGCAGGTACGTCTTTCCCCCTCCTCGCGATCCACCCCCGATGATGATGTCCGCCGTCGACTCCAGCATGTCCTTCTGTCCACCCTCCTGGTAGATGATGAACCTGCCGTTGTTTTCCTTCCTTATCTCGCTCAGTTCCTCCTCGTCGATGATATGCAACTGCGGTAACATCTCCGTGAACCTCTCTGTGAGTTCATGGAGCATTCCTTCGCTGATGTCTTGAATCGGAGAAAAAGCCATAAGTTTAGTCATTTTGTGGCAAAGATAGATAAAAAAAGAATATATTTACTCTTTTATGGTAGAAAATTTAAGCTAAATATTTGCGCACATTCAAAAAAAGATTATTTTTGGGGCGAAATAAGATATTCGCTGGACTTATCTATAAGAATGTTAGTTTTTTAAGGTTATGTTTTTCAACCCCCGGTCCGTGAGGATAGGCGGTTATTTTCAAGGATGTAAGGACTAAATTAGATAGTATGGAAATCGAAAAAATCGTATCCACTGTGCAGGAGAAAGTCGGAAAGACCGATTTCAGTGCGCAGACCATCAAGAAGTACGTAGAGCTGAATCCCGTTGCCGAGGGTCAGGAGCCTGACGAGGCCTACTTCACCAAGGCCGTCTCCTTTCTACAGGGGATGCAGGGTCAGTACAACCACGACTTCTCCACTAAGTTCGCGGAGGCAAAGAAAAACCTGCTTACCGAGGACACGTTCAAGAGCATGAGTGCGGAGCAGCTTTCCGAGGTGAAGACCCTGTTGTCCCGCCTCACCGCGCCCCCTCAACCGACCCCTCCCGAAGGCAGCTCCGAAGTTGAAGCCTTGAAGGCCGAGATAGCCAAGCTCACCGAGCGTCTTGACAACGGTGACAAGGCGAAGCGTCAGAGCGAATTGCTCCAGAAGGTGAAAGCCGGTATGAAAGCGCAGAAGGCGAGTGACGATTATGTTCTTGAAAAGACCCTTGACGGAGTCGTTTTCGACGAGACAAAGCCGTTGGACGCTCTTGTCCAGGAGTATTTGACGATGTACGATGCCGAGTACACCCGTTGCCGCGGCGCGGGCACTCCCCCCCGTCAGGGCATTGAAGGCGTTGGCGGTAGCGGTAACAGCTGGCTTGACCAGCAGTTTGCCAAGAAGAAAGCCCGTGAAGGCGGCTGGGGCCGTCCGGCTTAGTCACGTATTGAACACGAATATTAACAAAAACTAAAGAAGATGAAACAAGACTTTCAAATCGGTAACAGTTTCGATTCTCAGACTTTGAGTCTTGGCCATTCCAAGAAGGTATGGCGTCGCATTGACGAGCAGCTTCCCGGCGGCTATCATGTGACGAACATGAGCGACTTTGCGTCTGCCGGATTGATTCAGGCCGGTATGGCCGTCGTCAAGGACACCACGAGCGGTGCTGATGCCCGTGACGTGAAGGTTCTGACGTGGGCTCAGATCAAGACAGCCGTCACCGGTCAGTCCCCCGCAGGTATCGACTCCCTGAGCATCATCGGATTCACCCAGGAGGATGTTCCCGTGATTCAGCATGGCACAGGCGGCTCTGCCACCTACAACTACGGCACCTGCAACATCATCGTGAAGGGCGAGATTTACGGCTACATGCTGGGTTCTACCGTCACGGATGCCGCCACCATCAGTGCAGCCATCAAGGGTATGACGCAGAAGAACGGCCTTGCAATCCGCGTGATTGACTAAGCCAAGTTATTAACCATTAAAAGATTCAAAGATTATGAGAACAATTCCCGTAACATTGCGCGACATCATGTCGCTTGGTCTTGGTGGTGCTACTTGGCAGCAGTTCGTTGACAAGTACGAGGAGAAGTACGATTCCGTGAGCATTGACGGTTTCGATTTCGACCCCATCACCATCGGCTACACCTTTGCGCAGCTTGTCAGCAAGACCGCCGCAACGGTTCTCCCCACCTATGTAGACCCTGAGAGTGAAGGTTTCGAGATGCCCCTCGGCACTGCTGAAGGCATCACGGGTAACATCCCGACGCAGAAGCTGTTCTACAGCGTGAACCGCGTCATTGTCCGTGAGCAGATGCAGCTTGCGCAGAAGTTCGGCGAGTACGCCTTGACCGACGACATGCGCGAGGTCATGTTCAAGTTGCTCGACGAGGGCACTGACGGCCTCATCCAGTCCTTCTACAACGCCCTGAACCATCAGCGCCATCAGGTTGTCTCCACCGGTCAGTTCCAGATTAACTCGACCAACAACCCCCGTGGCCTGAAGGGTATCACCATCGGCTTCGGCATTCCGAGCACCAACATCGACGCCCTGACGGGCACAGCCCGCTGGTGGACGAACGTCAGCCACACCACAAGCAACCAAGGTTCCGCCTCGGACCCCATCAAGTACATGCAGGACAGGGTGAAGTACATCCGTCGTACCGGCCATTACTACGGTCCTCTGAAGCTGGAGCTCTGTCAGGACTTGTGGGACGACCTCCTCACCCACAGCGCCGTTCTCCAGAAGATTGGCTACAACATCGTGCCCACCGCCGCCAGTGCCGCCATTGCACAGAGTGTCGGTGAGAACACGGGTGACGACCAGAAGAAGGAGATTATCCGCAAGCTCATCAAGGTCGATGAGATTGTCACACGCGACACCTACGCCTATGTCAGTGCCCCTGACACCACCGGCTCGAACGCTCCCGACCTCGTCACCACGCAGGTTGAGAACTTCAAGAAGGAGAACATCTCGTTCCTCCCGACGGGTAAGATTGGCGGCATCCAGGGTGTTCAGCCCCTCTCTATGGGTTATGATGCCAACGACATTGCCTATGCTATGGGCAAGCGTCTGTTGATTGAGCAGGAAGGTATTCCCCGTACTCACAGCATCAATGTCAACGGTGAGATGGCCCAGCTCTGCGTTCCGAGCGCCGTGCGTCAGATGTTCATCAGTACCGTGACCGTTTAACCCTCTGAATCCTATCCGCTATGGCTTGCAGCGTCAACACGACCCTTTGCCGTTTCCTCCACGGCATCAGCCCTTTAGTCACCGACGACGGTGTCCAGTATGTGTGCATGAAGCGCCGTCTGAATTCCGAAGCCAGCATCACGGAACTCAGCGAGCGTGACATGGACCTTGCTGAAGGCATGACCTATTTCTGGCTCTCGAACCTCCCTGTCGGCGGTTCCACGGAGAAGGTCAGCGACGGTGGCTGGAGCCATTCCGAGGGAGGCTGGACGGTCTCGAAGGCAAACCTTGAGGAATGGTATCGCAAGTACCGCTCTTTGTTCAAGAAGTGGGACGAGCCCCTCCTTGACGGTGCAACCATCCGTATCATCAATTTCTGAAATGGGCAGACTTGGCAAGAACTTCATCCGCTTCCCCCATCGGTGCGAGATCTATTCCATGGGTGAAATCACTCCCTTCAGTGAGGGAGAGAGAGTAACCCTATGGAGTGGCCGCTGCCGTAAGGAGAGCAGCATGAACATCCGCACCTTCTACGGTCAGGACTATGTCCTGAAGAGTGACTATCGCGTGAACCTCGGCAGCCTTGTCGGCGGTAACCTTCCCGGTGATGCCGATGCCGCCCCCGACGGTCTTCTCGGCGAGGAGTGCGGAGCCATCGTCCATGGCCTCAAGCCCGGTATGTTCATCGACGTTACCGATCAGAGCGGAGACACCATTGCGTTGCGAATCAGTGACTCCTATGTCAGCAACCTTGGCACATCCGTCTATTGTGACACCTCCAAGAACTGATGTATGGCAGAGAAGACGCACTATGAACAATTGTTGTCGATGCTTTGCGAGAAGGTCGGCGGTCTGACGGAGAAAGTGTTCACGAACACCCGTCCGTTGGCCTACGAGCAGATGCCCGACTTCATTGTCGTCCGTCTTGTGAACGAAGACCCCTACGCAGCCACCCACGACATGGGTTACGTGCAGTACCACATCTATGTCCGTGACCGTCAGGGCGGCATCGAGAACGTCCCCCGCATGGGGGAGCTTGTCGAGGGCGTGAAGAGCATCTATCCCTTCAGCAACGCCCTTGCGACGAGCAATGCGAAGCCCGTTCAGTTGCAGAGTAAGTCAGACGGATTGGGATTCCATGTAACAGTTATCCAGTATCGTTTAGTAATCAAACTTTAACTATTATGGCAAACATAGTAACAACGACGAAAGACACGCTGAGAACCATCTTTGACAAGGTTCATCGCGTCTACTATTTCGCAAACAACCTGAACTCAAACGGTTCTGTGAAGGCTCTGAGCGAGCTGACCGGCGGCATTGAGTTCCCTGTTTTGGAAGACGGTGTGACGTTCGACACCGGCGAGCCCGACACCAGCGAGGTGAAGCTGACAGACGGCACGACCTGGACCTCTAAGGTCAGCCAAGGAGAGAGTGACATTTCTTTCCAGGTATCGAGTGTCCATGCCACCATCAACGACATCCTGATGGAGAAGAAGACCGCTGCTGTCATCTCTACTGCCGTTCAGGTCGGAGAATTTGACTACACAGGTCAGGGTTACTCCCTCGCCCCGAAGAAGATCGGCGGTGCTCTCGTCATGGTATCGAGTGACGGTCTGAGCGGTGTC